AATGAAATATAGGGTGAAAAGAACCTGTGACAACACATTGATAGGTGCGCTCAATAGAAAAAACAACAAGATCCAATATGGAATGAACCATATCTACGCAGTGTTCACCACGTGTGGAAAAATGTTTTTTCTCAACAGCCATAAGTCTCGAAACAGCTTTAGGGTCATCCCATACCGTAGTAGAAACAACATAAGCTACAACAAGACGAATTTTTCTGAAGGCAGCACACTTCTTAATGCGTGGCCAAAGATCAACAGAATCTCTAGAAAATGTCATCCAATCCAATCCTAAGTCGGCTCCTTGCAAAGGAATCGGTTCAAGATCATCAGGAATACTCTGCAATAGTTTCAGCAATTTACTGCATGCGTCAGAGATTAAGGATACAATAGGTCGACCAGTTCTCACACTGATAAACCGTCCTGCAGCCATAATCATATCAGACACAGATGTAGCTCGAAACATATCCATAACCATCAAACCCAAATGCTCTGTGAAAAGCATGAGATCATCTGATTTCATTTTCATAATAGAGGATAATGCTATATTAGTATCTACTAATCCTTGTAAAGGCAATACCTTCACACAACCATTTTTCCTCTTTCTTTTCGCTTGTTCATAATTAACATACAAAACTCGCATTATAAATTCTAAATCTCTTAAAACATCCAGAGTTTTCATACGTAACAATTCAAACATGAACAATTGTCCATGTAATATAGTTACTAACCTCTGTCGAGAAGTCAAAAGAAAAGATCGTAGATTCATTATAAATTTATTTCTAGTTTTTTTATTTACGTATTATTTCTCCCGGTGTTAAAGGATATTCATTTCTCTGAAATGACACAGTCCTCTAGATTCAAATCTTGAGGAGGTAAATATCAATTAAGCGTTCATAGCTTAAGTATTACATTTCAAATATTGACGTATAGAGCATAGAGGTCTTCTTCTGCGGCAGTGAGTGATGAGTGCTTACATCAATTTACCTAAATAATACAAACTTAATTAATATTTTTATCAAACCTATATCGAAATCTCGATTTAATATACTAGGAATATACACACCAAATATAAGGTGTAAAACGAATAAAAGAAATTTTTATACCTATAGGTTAAAAAGACTCCAACGGGAGTACTATAGGGGTTTTTTAATATTTTTATATATGCAAGCGTCTTCTTCAAAATCAAATGATTCTATAATTAATAAATTCAACCGAGCCATAGACCACTATCGTGTAAAACACTAAAGTGGCTAAACATGCGATATCATAATTCAAAAATCGTCAATCATGTGAGACAATCAGAGAGTTCGATTTAGCATCTCTTGAAAATTCAAGAGTATGATTTTACAAGGTGAGTTTTAAACAATTCACCAAAAGTTATACATTACTATAATGTAAAACAAAAATACCTCATTATAAGGTAATGGGGATAAAAATCCCCAAATAAGGGGTGAGGGTAAGTCTATACCTCATACTTAGAAATAAAATGACACAATACCATATTAATAGCAGGGCAGCTTCAATCGTACACGCAACATCCAAAGAATGAATACGTAAACGATGTTAGTTGTCATACTTCAAATGTGCATTTATGCAC